ATCTAAGATACTAACGGGGTTGTTAAAAAATGGTGGCAAGACTAGGAACAATAAAAAGAAAAATAAAAAATAAACAAAAACTAGGTTTTAGTGAGAGAGCAAGAGCTGTAAACAAAGGACTACTACCGAGCAGGGCAAAGAAAAATGGGAAGCAAAAAAGATCCTAAAGTTGGAACAGGAAAAAAACCAAAGGGTTCTGGTAGACGTTTGTATACTGATGAAAACCCTAAAGACACAGTTAGCATTAAATTTGCTACTCCAGCAGATGCTAAAGCGACAGTAGCAAAAGTTAAAAAAATTAATAAACCTTTTGCAAGAAAAATCCAGATCTTGACAGTAGGAGAGCAAAGAGCCAAAG